CAAAGCTTGGTGACGCTGTCTCCCTCATCCTTGGACATAGCGATTACGGCATTGTTCACCAGGCAGGAAACGTCAATCTCCGTTCCGGTGGCCCCGATAGACAGCTCCCCGGGGCCTAGGTTGTACGTGTCACCAGCGGCCATGACAGCCCCTCCTAGAGTCGTGCCACCACCCGGACACGTAGTCCGGGCATGGTGGCGGAATCGTCAAATTGGATTGAGACAGGTTCGGCGGTTTGCACAACAGCGACAGGCCAAAGGGCGCCGGCCACCTGGTCCCGGAGTCCGTCCGCGGCGTCCACCGACGACGGGAGATAGCCGGCCGGTAGGACCACATACACGTCGTACGTGTGGACCCCCGGGGACCCCACGCGGCCGGTGTACGTCGTGGTCGCCCATACCGGCCACGTGGCGCCGGCGGTGGGGTTGTCCGGGGCCGCACGGGTGGCGGACAGGCCCGGGACGGTGGCCAGGGCGGACACCAGCGCGGCCCGTGTGTCCGCCCCGTTCAGGTCCACGGGGACGGCCCGTGGACTGGCCAGGCTCATCCCACCACCTGGGTTCGGTAGGGCAACTCATGTTCAGCCACCAGGGCGTCATAGGCCGGGATGCGTTGCGGCCCGTATTCCGTCTCCAAACCAACCATGCCTAGCGGCAGATTCCGTGCGGACACCTCCCGTTGGATTCGGCGTAGCCACGCCTGTTCCAGCGGGGATGGGTAGGTGTCCGCCGGGAACGTACACCGGCTGTCCTGGTCGTCGGCCGCGGCCGCCATGATCCGTTCCAGGTCCGCGTCCGACAGCGCCGTGGCAGGCACTTGGATATATGCCCGCACGGCCGCCAGGTCCGGCCGGTCCGCCATGGCTACGGACCAACCACCGGCGGGGTGAACTTGGTAAACGCACCAGGCACCAGGTTCAGGAACGCGCCGAAACCGGCGTACCCCACGAGCTGTCCCAGGACATCGGGTTCCGCAACTTGCATCAGCCCGTCCACATCTTCGTACCACTCGGCCGCCTTGCTGGGACCGGTGACCATGGTGGAGTCCGGGAAGTTGCCGTCCACGACCAGCTTTAGGCCCAGGGCGTTACCGGACTGGGACCCCGGCGTGAACGTGGGGAACACCGGGGCGTCCTGGGTGGTGGTAGCTCCGCCCAGGGTGGCCCACACGTCCGGGGACACCCACAAGGTGTCCGGGGTGAGGCTCGGGCCATACGCCAGGGCGGTCACGGACGCGCCGTAAATCGCGGCGTACAGGTCCGCCACGGTGGCGGACGCAATCGCCACCGGTGGGGACGTGATGGACGCCAGCCACTGGTCCGCGGCGTCATCGTCGGTGACCTGGGCGTACATGGCCGCGAAGTCGTCAAACACGAGTTGCATAATGGCCGGCTGGGTCCACTTGATGTCCTGGCGCGAAATGTTCAGGTGGCCGGCGTAGGTGGACGCGGTCGTGGTGATCTTGTCCGCCTTCAGGACCTGGGATTCGGTGAGGGTTTTCTCGGCGGCTTGCTTGCCCACCTTCACGTGCTGGGTAATCCGGGGCCGGTCGAACGTCCCAGCCGGCAACGGCCGGCGGACAATCGATTGGATGAACGGCCGGGACGTGTCCAGGTAGTTCAGCACCGGGCCCAGCACCGGCCGCGGGATCAGGCCGGGGTTCTCCGCCAGGACTTGGTGCGCGGTGGCCCGTTCGATCCGGGCCACGGCGTCCGGGTCCCGGAGTGCCACGGCGCGGTGGAGGGTCACGGCGTAGGACCCGGCGTCCGGGAAGTCGGTCAGTACGTCGTACGCCTCGGGGCGTGGTTCGGTGCGGGTCGTACTGGTTGCCGGCGTGGGTGCCACGCGGCCACGCATAACCGCCACCTGGTTGGACTGTTCAGCAAGCTCGGTGTAGTGCGTGATGGACTGGGACAGCTCGGCCATACGGGTTTGGTCCCGGTCCACCTGGGCCTGTTCGTCGTCGGATACGTCCCGGTTCTCATCGGCGGCCCGGTTGACGATGTCGTCAACGCCGGCGCGGATTTCGTCAAACTGGGCGTGGAGCCTGTCAAGGTACGTAGGCATTTCGTCACCTAGCCAAAAATCGTCTCGGATTCTCGGCCGGGTGGCGGCTTAGGGACCGGTCCCGGGTGGCGGCTCGGTGGCCGGGTGGCGGGTAGCGGTGTGCCGGGTGGCGGCTCAACGGTTGCCAGGAACGCTAGGACCCCGCCGGCCCGCTGTCCAGAGTGGCCGCCTAAATGGCGTCCTTCTCCACCATGACTAAAGTAGCATGGTGTACGTACACCTGTCAACACACCTGTCTAGTCCTAGGGTTGACAGGTGTAGCTACACCGCGTAGTCTTTAGGCATGAACACAACCACTACCGCCACCGTCACCCACCAGCTCAACACCAACGGCACCCACCGTTACCAGGTGAACGGCCAGGACCACACCAAGTCCAGTAAGCGCGTTTACACCCACGCCAGCATCTACGCCCACCGCGTCCTGTCGGACTGGGACGTGGAGTGTGGCCGCCAGGTGGGGGACCTGATCGTGTTTCTCCACGGCCGCGAGGACCTGGCGCGTAAGGGCCATAACGACGGCAACGCAATCGTGACGGCCGGCCAGTGGTCCCGCGTGGGTTACGTCGCAATCGTGGAGGCATGATGCCTAACGCACCCCGGGCGGACAATCCCCCCCGCCAGGTCCGCGTGGAGGACCAGCTATGGGACGCGGCTAAGGCATCGGCCGCGGCCCAGGGCACCACCGTTAGCGAAGTCGTCCGGGCCAGCTTGGCCCGCTACGTGAAGCGCCACCCGGCCCGCTAGAAAATCGGGCCTGTAACGCATCGGACCCCCTCCCCCGGGCAACCACACCGGGGCGGGGGTCCGCGGCCGTCCTAGGCCCCTTAGCGGGCCCGTGTGGGGCCGAAACCGGCGGCCCGTAGGGCGTCCAGCCGCGGGGTCCGGGTTCCGTCGTCGGTTTGGATATGGTCCCGGGCCACCAGGACCCCGGCGCCGGCATATTGCGGGGACGGGGTGGCGGCCACGTGGGACAGTCCGCAAATGTCCCGGTGGACTACCGCCATGCCCATACGGGACTCACGCCGGGACCGGTAGACGTGGGCCGACACGGACCACCCCACCAGCTCCCCGGCCCGGGCCGCCTCGGCTTGTGGGTGTTCTCGATTGATGCGGAACGTGGGGAACAGGCCGGCGTCCGTCTCGTTCAGGGCCACGCACCGGCCCAGCCACCGGTCCCCCTCATCGCCGGCATGGCCCAGGAACAGGTTTACCCACCGGCCACCCTTGGCCACGTCCCGGGTAAACGCGCCGGGGCTAAAGGATTCCAGGTAGTACGTGTGGCCGTCGTCGGACACCCGCTGTTCCCGGTTGTACGGGACCGCCATTCCGTAGACGGTCCACCCGTCCCCCACCGGTTCCAGGTCCGGCGCGGCGCGATTTACGATCAGCTCGGGCATGGCTAGTTCACTTCCTCGGGGGTCAGCTCGGGTACGTCGGCGGGGGTCCCGTTTTCCTCCACGGACTCGGCCCGTGGGGGCCGGCCCAGGACCGCGCGGGCCTCATCGTGGGACAGGATTTCCGCGGTGGTGTACGTGGACAGGACGGTGGCCGTGGTGCGTTGGTCGGCCCGCATGCGTTCCGTGTAGTCGAACCGCACCGACACGCCGCGCGGCATTAGCCATTTGGTGAACGCGGCCGCCAGTGGGGAAGCGAACCGGGTCACGCTGTCCCGGATAAAATCGATGTCCGCTGTCTCCACGTTTTGGTACGTCATGGTGGGCCCCGGTAGTCCCAGCTTGTGGGGCGGGATGCCCAGCACCATGGCCACCGCCTCGGCGTTCCAGGTCCGGGACTCCACGAGCTGGGCCGCCTCGGCCGACGACACAATCGGGGTGAGGACGTAGCCGGACGGGAGGACCACCGGTTCGCGGCTGTTCGTCATGGCCCGCCACGACGTTTTCAGGTCCACCGCCTGTTCCTTGGTCAACACGGTCGGGGATTGGAGGACCGCCGGCGGCATGGCCCCGGCCGCGAAGTAGGCGCCGGCGTGGTCCTCGGCCGCCACCACACCGCCCAGCCAATGCCCGTACTGGGCCAGGACCCCGCGGCCCAGCACCTCACCGGACCGGTTACCGGCCGATACGTGGAGCATGGCGCCGGGATCGATCATTTCCCCACCGACCGTCCACACGAACCACGCCGGGTCCCCCGGGTCCCACATGATCCACACATCGTCCGCCGGTAACGGGATCAGCCAGCCGGGCCGGTAGGCATTGTTCGGGTCCGGTTTCCCCAGTAGGGCAAAGTGATTCCCGTAGAGGACCAGGTCCTCTACCGCGGACCACCGGTAGTTCCACGGCGTGGTCGTCGGGTCCGGGTCCGTGACGATGTTCGGTTGGTTCGGGAGACGGACCGCCACCCCCAGGTCCGCGTCCCACCGGTAGGCGTGCCAGTCCGTGTCCGCGGCCGCGTTGGCCAACAGGTTCAGGCCCCGGCCAAACGGTGGTAGGCCCAGGGCGTCCCGTTCCGTAGCCGGGCCCGTGGTGGGGTACGGGTCCCCGGTCAACCAGGCCCATTCCGTCCCGTCCCCCAACCGGGCCCCCCGGGCGCCGGCCAGCCGGGACCCCGCCAGGCCGGGGCGGCTAGAGATTCGGCGGCTTACGTCGGTGCGTGTGGCCATGGTCAGGTCCTGTCAGTAGACGAAAAACTCGGGGGCCAGGGCCCGCGGCAACGTGGCGTGCTGGACCGCCCAGGCGGTGGCCCGCAACAGGTCCGACCGGGCGGACCCCCGGGCCGGCAACAGTCCGCCGGCGCCGGACGCGGTCACCCGGACGCTGTCCACCTGACCGGCCAGTCCCACGTCCCCGGCGTGGCACAACCGGCCGGCCGTCAACAGCTCACGGACCAGCGGTAGCGCGGACCGGGTGGCGGTCAGGGTGGCGGTGACCACCTCGGCGGACCGGACCGCGTCCCCCACCGTGGCCGGGACCAGCGAGGTTCCCACCAGGATCACGGACCCCGGGTGGGTGGACGCCAGCCACTCGGCCCACCGGTAGGCGTCCGCGCGGGTTGCGTACATGGCCCCCCAGGTGAACACCCGGCCGTCCGTGCCCACCTGGGCCGCGGCCGCGGAACACCCCAGCCCGTAGTAATCCTCCACCGCGATAGACACCGGGCCCGGGTCCGGGGTCCGGGACGGATCGGCCGCGGCCAACCAGTCCGCGATAGCGGCCAACGGTTCGGACACCCCGGAGTCCACCAGCCGGGACGCCGGCCACTGGTTCAGGTACTGGGTGCGGAACGTCCCCGCGGCGTCCGACAGGTCCAGGGCCGGGGCTTCCCCCGCGGAGTCCACCCGGTCCAGCTTTTGCGCCAACAGACGTTCCCGGCCCGGCGTCCAATGCGGCGAAGCTTGGCGCCAGGCGTCCCGGTCCGCCAGGTCCGCCAGCACCGCCGGCGCGGACCACTCCACCAACAGCGTGGAGTCCGGCCGGTCCCAGGTGGCCAACGCCATGGCCCGGCGGTCCAGGACCAGGTCCGTGGCCTTGCGGTGGGCGGTGGAGAAAATCGCCAGGTGCCCGGACGCGCGTTCCAGCATCGTCGGTTCGATCCCCTCGGCCACGTGGACGGCCGCCACGTCCCATCCCTCATCCACCAGCCCCAGGTCCACCGTGTAGCCGTAACAGGCGGTCTGAGAACGGATCAGCCACCGGGCCCCCGCCGGCGTGGTCACCTCATCGGCGCCATTCGCTTCCTTGATGGTGTAGCCGGTCCCGTTCATGCGGGCCCAGGTCCGCACCGGGCGTTGGATGTTCCGGCACACCGCCAGGTCCCGGCCGGTGTGCATGATTACGCACGGTTGCGGCAACGTCGGGACCGTCGTGTGTTGGCGCCAGCCGGCCAGGACCCGGAGTAGCACGGACTTGCCCACCTGGCGGGCGGTCGTGGTGATCGAGTCCACCCACACCAGGGCGCCGGTGTCGTCGTGTTCCAGCAACCGGGCCAACGCCAGGCGTTGCCACCAGCGAAGCTCTATTTTCCAGGCATCGGCCGCCCATTTCACGGCCGCGGCGCCATAACTCCCGGCCGCATTAGGGTGCGGATTACTCATTAGGCGGGGCCAAACAGCATTAGGCGGGATATCCCGTAAATCCGATAACCAGTAATGGGAATCCCAGGCGGAATCGGCGGGGTCTAGGGAAACGGCCGGCGTTTCCTGGTCGGTGGGGGTAGTTTCGGGCCCCTGG